GCAATCTGTGAAGCAGTTGTTCCGGCTGCTGAGATAATATTAGGAACCGCCTGATCCATTGCGATAGCCACAACGTTGAAATTGGCATGTGGATATGTAATTGGGATGTTTATAAACTGCTGTCCGGTTGAACTTGTAGTTGCTCTCCCCATCTGAATAAGGTTGCCTCCAGGTAGCCAGTTATATGCAGCCCCACTACCTCCCAAGTTAAACACAAACGAGGACATATCCGGCACTTGCCCGGCACCCGTTCCGATATCCTTCTTTGCCGCTGCTCCCAAACCGAGGTATGTGAGAATGTCGGCAATCGTACTTTTACCGATAATGTCACGCCCGACTGAAGTAAGATCCGTCTGTGCTGCAGTGTCTGTCCCGGTGAAATACGGAAGCTTATTTGCCCCTGTAGCGAGGCCGGCAAGTGCCGTCAGTGTGGCATCAAGCCCCTGAAAGTCCTTACCGAAAGCAGTGGACATCTTCGCGATAAATCCTGCCACATCCCCGTCATCAAGCACATCCAGCCCGCTTTTGTTGGCGGTATATTGCGCCAGCGCTGCCGCGATAAAACTGGCCTGTCGAATAGCTTTGTTCACCTGCGCTGATTTTGCTGGCCCACTAATAAAGCCGGACAAAAGCGCCGGTAGCGCTTCCCAGTCAGCCTGTGACATCACGTTAGCATTCGCTGCTGTCGCAAATGGTTTGAAGTTATTTATTGCCATTACAGTAATTTCCCCCATGCGCCATCATCAAATCCGGCGATATATTCGTTGTCCATGTCGAAACCAAAGAATTTAGAGCCTTCTGACGGTGTTTCTACCGAAGGCGTTTCAACGTCACCGGCCCATACGCCAGCGGCTTTAACAGTGAGATAGCCCTGTTTGATAGCGGCGATCAGTTCGAGAGACACATCAGAAATATCAGTCTCAGGAAAAACCCAGACCGAAATCGTCATGTCCTGATTGTCGACGATTTGCATCTTCAGGCCGGAACCTGCAGTTGCGGCGTCAAGGATGGGAGGGAGCGAATCATTGCGGCCGTCCCAGTTATTGATAGCTATTTTCGCCTTGAGAACGATGCGATAAGTTTCATCACTCAGCGTGGTGTAGCCTGAATCGGGGTCATATGGCCCTTGCCAAACACCCTGATCGAAGCCAAGCCCGTCAGTGTCCAGACTAAAATAAACACCGTTTATCGGCTGGCTGACTATGCGACTCCGACCAATCCAAAGGCCAAGCGTATCGAGCTGAACGCCGACAGCGGTATCAATATCGAAAGCGCTTACCAGCCCCCGGGTGGCGCCAGTGATATCAATCAGTGGCCGCGTGCTCAGGTCGACGTGATAAAAAAATTTCGGCTTCGTGGCGTGATAGTTGGTGATTAAGTCCGTGTACTTGCTCATAACGTCACCGTTAGAACAATGTTTTCGGGTTTACACGACGCGGATTCGTTGTAGGCGATAATGATGTTTGCCGCCGCTACGCTACCGGCTGATTTGCCAATCAGCAGCTCCTGTATGTCGTAGTAGCGAGCTTTGCCACCACTCACTACGCCGAGGTTCGCCGGTGAGTAAATCCTGCTTAGCAGCACATCGTCGCCGATCGTCAGCCCGTTGATGTAATCCGCGACGGCCTGCTGAATCTGTACGCCAATTTGCGACGTGTAGCCGGTGAATGCCTTCAGGGTGATATGTCCATAAATTGGCACATCAGTAGACCGAGAAAAGCTGATCACGTGTGGGTTGCCGTAGGTGTCCGGTACCGTGACAGAAGTTGTCCCGTAAGTTGCCGTTCCCTGCCCTTTGTTACCCCTGATTGTCTGGGCTATCTCGGTAACATCACCTCCATCAACTATGGCGGAAATGGAATGAGGCGGCAGCCCGTTGCTGTCGGTTGCACCAGTATCATTCTCGTAGAGCTTGTGACGCGTCACGCCTGCAACGTTGGCGATTGCACCGTCGACACCTTCAAACGGTGTGAGGGATGGCAGCGCTACGCTTTGCCCCTGCCTGATGCGCAGCTCTGCGTCGGTTTCCGCCGGTGCGCCTACGGTGGCCGCCGCCGGGTTGGTTACTGAAGCCCAGCCACGGGTAGGTGTGTTGATAGTGGTGATCGTCCCGGCCAGCGCCGCAACAGCTCCGCTGTTTGAGCAGGTTGCAGTTACCGTCAAGGTACCGCCGATACCGATGATCACCGAGGAAGGAAGACGCCAGATCACGTTATTCGTGTCTTTCACGGTACCGTTTGTGATGGATGTCCCGGCAGTACCGGTCAGACCCAGATCCACGGTAGAGTTCGTCGCCCCCCGGCGAGCGATACCGTTAATTTTTACGTTACTGGTCAGCGCGGCGCCGTAACCTGTTGCAGGTGAGAAGCAGCTATAAACGGAGATAGCCGTGTTGTTGGCATCGTGAATAGCCAGCGCCACCAGCGCCACCATCTGGCCGTCTTTGCTGTCCGGCTCCAGATAAGCGTCACTGCCATAAATCTGCTGGAAATAGCTCGTCAGGGTATCGAGTATCGTCTGGTAATCAGGCGCACTGATCCCCTCAGCGGTTACCGTTGCCGATAAGCCGAGTGTGTCCAAATTGAGGGCCATTTATGCCTCGCTGGTTACTGTCGTTGTTCCGTAGATGGTGTCGATTTCAGCGAAGAACTGGACGCGGCGCGTCGTAGTGTTCACTGTCGTATTGAAAGAGAGGATGGATTTAACGCCCCGCGTTTCGAGGATGCGCTTACGGATCGCCAGGTTGTAGGTTTCCGGCTTCTGCTTACCGAGTACGGACTGAATCCACGGAGTCCCCTCGGTGGTGTCGAGGAACCATTGCCCGTACCACAATTCGAACCGCGTTTTCACGGCCTGCGCTACGGCCTCAGGTGAGTTAATCAGCCAGGTATCATCGCCGCTGCCAAAGGTGTAATCACCGTCGGCATCTTCACGTCTGTATCGCATCAGTTCACCCCGTCTGTGTTGCTGGTGCCGTGCTGCACGCCGCCGTGAGTGTGCGTATCATCGATTGTCTTGCCGTTAGCTTTAACGGTACCGATAAACTCGACAGCGCCGGTGATTTTGGATGCAACGCCAGAAGCAACAGAACCCACCATTCCACCCAGCCAGGACAGGAGCCCGTGAATGGTAACTTTCGCCGAGAAGTCGGCCTGCGGGGTAACAACATCAAGGCCGCCAGGCGCTACGATTTTAATTTTCTGAGTAGAGGGATTGAGCTCAAAGAACGTGCTTCCGTCGTCGCTGCGCAGCTGAGCGGCCCCCGTGCTGATTCCGCTGATTTTCTGCGCCTGAGACTGCGGCCCGACGATACAGAACGCATCCGATAAATCATGCACCCGGTCGTCGACAGGCTCCTGCACCCCGCCGTTCTGCCACCAGAAATCTATGCAGCGATCGGCGAAAATCACCAGGCATTCATCACCGGATTTCACCGGGAACGTCAGCGTGCATCCCCCGCCGCGCGGAAATATCACCGGCACATCCACCAGCAGCGGGTAATTTTTGGTAATGCGGTTCCCGTCGTTATCAGTTTCAACCGAGCGGATCGCAGGCTGCACAACCGCCGTCACCGCGTCTGGATCGAATGACTGGACGATGCCAGGCAAAGCGACGCGGATCTGGTTCTTTGTTGTGTCCCGCTCAGATTTGAATGTTTCGGCAAGGTCGCCGCTGCGGGTCTGGTCAGATACTGCCATTTTGTAGGCTCCAGAAAGCAAAAAACCCGCCAGATGGCGGGTTTGATAGAATTGATTTTACCTATGAAGCCTTAGCAGACTTCAATTGTTCCCAGCGCTCAAAATAAAGCTCAGCAGCCTCGATTGCATCCTGTCCCATTTCTTTCGAAACAGTCACATTAGTCAGGTCATAGTCCGCTTCATTTCTGGCATCCCGCCACTGCCGAAGTACGAAAGCCAGGGATTTCAGCGTATTTGTCGGATATGGCTCTGATTTGCACTCAGAGGGCGTTGACATATAACCCACAGTATTTTTGTGATGCTCATGGGTAAAATGCGGTATGGCAGTAAGTGAGCTAATAGACTCATGCAACATACTGTAATAAGCCCTTGAGATAGCGCTTCGAAACCCACTCTCAATATTTTCCGAAAGACATAACCTGGCGGTATCGAGAATCTGATTGCTAGTTACCGGCATGATAGCTCACTCCCGTATGCAACTGACGCGGAGAGGTGAATCTCGCTAACATGGAACAATCATCCAGTTTAGATTCAGCACACACTCTATCAGCCAGATCGAAGTTCATCTTAGCAATAGCTTTAGGTTCGAGATTCTTGATATCAACAACATAGCAACCACTTCCACTGAGCTGAACAAAACCAGCCATGGCTTTATAATCGCTCATCAAACCCCAGATTATGGATGCCAGTGTCTGGAACTGTTCCTTCGAGCATTGCGTTGCGTTATAGAAGTTATCCATTTCTGCAAGGAGTTCTTCTTTGTGCTTCATAGCATTACTCCTGCCTTCTTCTTCGGAAAGAAGTTTGATGTGCTGTTCCATGTAAAAATCTAACTGTTCACGCTCTCCGTAACGATACGCCCAACTGTACGCGTTATGGCTAAAGATCTTTGTGCGATACTTGTTCGCCAGAGGAACACACACTTCCTTTAGTTCATTATAGCTAAAGGTGTTAAGAAGAATGTGATGATAGTGCATAGCCAGAGAGACATCGTTTACGTCTAAGCTGACTCTGAGATAACGTAATGCGCTGTCAATCTTTCCAGTTATCGCATCCAGATAAGATAGTGCAATGTTGGTAACAGGCGTCGGAGAAGCAGAAAGCTCCTCTCGAATTTTCTTTTCAGTGAAGGGATCTAAACCTTCCTGATCCAGTAGAAGCGCGTTGAATTGTTCAACATATTCTTTCGCTTTTTCTAATGGGATGCCTGCCGCCATGGATTCTTTCTCTTACTAAAGGGACTGTGATTGTGGACTTTGAACAATATCTCGTCAACCTTAAAACACATATCGGAAGATTGACGTCAAACTTTAGCGTAGCACTTTCTTACACGGGAAAGATCCGATGATTTTCGGTGCATCCATGCTGTTCTGCAGCAGCTGGACGTTCAGGAAAGCTTTTCCGTTACGCTTCACAAACTCAAAGCCATAGTTATTGCCATCACGGGAAGGCATCAGGCCCATGTCCATTTTCATGTTTGAGTAGTCACCATCTTTTCCCAGAAATTTGATTTTCTGAGATGTGACAGTTTCACCGTTAATAACAGTCATTCCGTCACCGGTCATCGTGTAATTGCCGCACTGAATTGCAGCCATCGCCGGAGCAGTAACCATCATTGCTAACGTCAAACAGAACCGTTTCATTAAAGCCCTCTTTCCCTCGCTGATGAGGAAACAAGATCCGCCGCGCCACGCGCTTCGCACATCATATCCATGTACCACGCCTGGCCCCTTGTGTCGCCAGTGTACATAATCCCGCGCACAATATAAACGCCATCCGTTGCGATGCTGGCAGGCTGCGCCGTGGTGCCGCTGAGCGTGATATTTCCGTCCGTGTTCTGGTCGGTGATCTGCCCACCGGCCATAGCGATATCGTTGTTCGACAGCGCGGTGCGATACACGGAAGCCTGATCCAGCTGAATAAGCCCGTTAACCCGGATATTCGGGTTAATCAGCGCGCGGACGTTTACGCCGTTGCCGATGGTCTGCTGCGGCATGCCGATCAGCCCGGTGGCGCTGTTGAGCACAATCGCGTCGTGAACATACTCGTTATTCGCCACCATCTGGCGCTGACCGTCCACGAATTGCCATGTTGCCCCACATTGTCCGGCCACGTTATCCATAAGATGCCGTGTCATGCCGAACAGCACCCGACCCCGTGGGAACACAGTAGCAGGCATTTCAGGCGTCAGGCCTTCGGTCGCGCCTTTGGCCTCGAAGTCTTTCATCAGCGCTCGGTTCACATCTGCGACCGTGTAACCGGCTGCCAGCGTCTGCGACGTTATGCTGGTGGCAAAAGCCAGATCCGTATCGGCTGCCTGAATCAGGACGTAGGAATCGATGGGGCTGTCTTTTCCTGTGACCGAGTAGCGAATTTCACCGCTGAAAATCAGCCCGTAGTTACGGCCATCACTCTGGCCCACGTCCGCCGCGTCGACTTCACGCACGGTCCCGACATCGCTTGCCGACACCTCCGGCGCGATACCATCGTAACCGGCAATCAGCCGCACTTTCGAAAACTCTTTACCGGTAATCCTGTTGGAAGTATCAGCTGACAGGTTGTAGATTTTGAACGTACCGACCCGCGACGCGCTGCTGATGTTGAACCAGTCGATCGTAAAGGTCACTTTAAAATCGCTGAGCTCAATCCCCTGACCGTTCTCGTCCAGGAGCTGCAGCTCGAAATGTCTCATCCAGTTCTGTGACATGTTTACTCCGTTGATACCAATAAATGACTGCGGCTGCCCAGGTCAGTTTTAGTCGGATAATCCTGTGTGCTGTCGTCACAGACCACCACCAGCTTAAAGCCGAGCCCCATATAGCCGTACTGCGCCAGCAGGTCAGCACCTGTGACGAGAGGAATACCGGAGATTACCGTCTCCCCTCTGTCGTTCTGCAGGTCCATAATCCAGTACAGATCGCGCCAGATGATGTTAATCCGCCACGTGGTCCCCGCCAGGATGATGCTGAATTGCTGGTTATCCGCTGTCAGCGGGATTTCCTGAATTGCCATTAGCCGAGCCCCAGTAATGACGCCGCGTTACCCGTGATGCTTTTCAGCAGCGAGGTATTTGGCGGCTTTGTGGTTTTGTTGCCGGTATTCAGTACCGCCGACGTGCTGGCCCCGTCCTTCATGTTGGTTTTATCCGCGACGGTGATCTGCTGCGTCTGCGAGATAAGAACCTCCCTCAGGGTGAGGACAGCAGACAGGATGTTTTCGGTTGTCTTGTCTGTCGTCACTTCCAGCGCGCGGATCAGCATATTGCTGTACAGCCGTTTGCCCGTCACCACATCGAAAGGAATACGGCTCGCCTGCAGGTCGAGTATCTCCTGATACGTCTGCTGGGGACTCAGGCCTAGCAGGCTGGTAGCCGTCAGGTTACTGGCAAAATCCAGCAACGATCCGCCACCAGCGAAACCGACCTCCATCACCACTTCAGACGGTTTTTTGTAGGCATGGTCGGCGATGGCGGCCCCGACCTCGACAGGGTGCTCTGTTATCTCCAGGGTGTCGGTATGCTTCTCAGAAACAACCACGCTGGGGACAATCATCCCTATTTTCCGGCTCTGCTGCTGAAAGAGCGTAGAGAGAATATCCATTAGCCCACCTTCGTTTGATTACCGCGCATGACCTGGGCGTTTGCCGACTGCTGCCGACGCTCGACCTCGGTACCGACAGAACGCGGATCACCACCACCGTAAATGTGGTAGGTGTTTTGCTGGTTCACGTTCGCCCCGCCGATTCCCGCGACGGCAGCCTTCCCGATTAACTCCTTCGAATAGATGTTTCGCCCATTCTCATGGTGAATAATGCTACTCATTAATGCCGACATCGTTTGTGGGTCGTTAATATTTAAAGCGGCCTGCGGGTTTACTCCCAGACGTTGGGAAACCGCCTGTATATAGGCTGCTGTGTTGTTATTGTCGGAAGCGGGCGCCCAGGTGGAGATAATTTTCTCCACGCTGTTTATCCCTCTCCCGGCATACAGCACGAGCTGGCGCGAAAGAGCGCGCAAACCATCAAAGGCGGTTTCAAATCGGGCAAACCTGCCACCGGGGCGCTCAAGTTCAGCCCCCGCCTGACCCGCAAAATTAAGGTTTCCGGGGTTATTATTGCGCTCGCCTCGCTTTGCAGCCTGTCCAATCTGATCTGGCTCATCATCACCAAACCAGCCGCGCACCGTTCGGCCCACGCTGCGAGGATCGAATCCCCAGTGCTCTTTAATCCAGTCGGCGGTGCCGTTGGCGCTGTCTGTTACCATTGGCATCGCTGACGGATTTTCGCTGCCCTGATTGAGCATCTGTTTGCCTATGCTGGCGGCATCAGCCCAGCGGCCATCTTTAATAGCGTTAAGCAGGTCGGCGATCATATTCAGCATTTTGCTGAACTCGCCCATCTGGTCGATGAAGCTGCTGAAATCCCACTTCAGGGACCATGATTTGGGGTCAATATTGAGCAGTTTCGCCAGCGCTTTCGCCAGTTCGTTAACGGTCGTTTTAAGGTCACGAACCATCTTCAGCGCGGCGTCGACTTCCGGCTTCCACTTGCCCCAGTCAATCAGGCTGTCCCCGCCTTCCTTCCAGGTCTGATAGTCCTCCCACAGAAGGGCAATCCCCGCCGCCAGCGCGGTAATGAGGCCAATCGGCGACATCCAGAACGTACTGTTCAGAATGCGCAGCGCAATCGTCAGCGCGCCGAACAACGAGATCAGCTCCCGCGTTTGCTTATCCAGCGATTGCCACCAGTTGATAAGGCTGGATGTCCCCTCAATAAGCCGGAAGAATAGCCGTCCGATAATGTCCCCGAGCGCCAGAATGCCTTTTATGGCTTTCGTCAGGGTCTGCTCGATGCGCGGGAAGTTATCCAGAATGTGGCGGCGCAGCGTGTCCAGCGAACCAGCCAGACCACCAGCAAGATTAGAGCCGATTTTGTCACGGGCCATGCCTGCCATCGCGCCGAACTCGCGCAGGGAGGTCATGAATTTGTTGGAGCTTCTGGCCGCCTCGTCAGCATTGAAGCCGATAGCTTTCGCCATTGCGCTGTACTGCCCGGAGAAACCGCCCACACCCCGACGCATCGCCATCAGGGTATTTTCGTCAATGCCCAGCATCTGCGCATACTGGTTAGCCCGGTAATACGGCATGCTGCTGAGCTTCTGGCCGACACCCGTAAAGATAGCGGCCATATCGCGCATGTTGCCGCTGGCGTCACGGGTCTGTACGCCCAGGCGATTCAGGAAACCTTCCGCGCCGGGATTGTTACGAACAAACCGGGAGAGGCTTTCCAGAGAGGTTCGCGCCGCGTCAACGCTGCCGCCTACCTGCGAAACCGCATAGCCAATAGACTGAATCCCCTGAACCGTCGCGCCGGTGCGCTGTGACGCCCAGTAGAGATTATCCAGCCCCGAGGCGATCTTAGCCGTGAAGGCCACCACGGTAAGCGCGGCACCTTCGACGGCCAGCCCCATTTTGATGGCGTTTGCGGTCGTGCCGGCGAGAACAGAGTCGAACTTTGACGCGCCCGCTTCATCGATATCGAATCCGAGCGAGACGAGGAAATCTTTAATAGTCTCAGCGTTCATTATCCTCTCTCCATTTCTCAATACGGCGCTGGTTGTCTGCCTTAACGGCCAGGTGGTCATTCATCAGCGCGATATCGCACAGATCGACTGATCCATCCTTCAGCGCGTAATAAGGGATTAACCCGGCGTCAACCGGGTCAAGGAGATAAGACAGCCCGTCAGGCAGGCTGTTGAGGGTTAACCCTGAGGCTGGCCCGGCGTCGCGCTGGTAGGGCTCACGGGCAAAAAATTTCCCAGTGAATCGGCGACCACCCGCGCCACCAGCTGCAGCATGGTCAGCAGGTCGATGTCATCGAACATCAGCTGACCGCTGTTGAATACCGGCGTCCATCCGTCCATGTGCTTGCGTGATACCACGGCCAGGCACGGATGAATAATCGCGTTGGTGTCTTCTTCGGTCAGGGAAGACAGTTCCTCAGCGATACGCGGGAGCAGCGTTTCAAACACCGGTTTCAGCTGATCGAATTTCACGGTGTCGATTTTGCCATCAGCTGGCAGAAGGGAGCGAATGCTCCCGAAATCTGACATCATGCCCGCCAGCACCGGCAGTAGTTTGCGGGTCACTTTCAGCTGGTCAAAAACGCTGAGTTTTGCCACGCGGTAATCGTGGCCTTTGATTGAGCATTCCATCTGTTAAAACTCTCCGAGAACCTGGTCGATTTTGCCGCAGTCAAACACCCAGGGCATCGTATTACCGGCTTTAGCGTTGGCGTTATCCGGCTGTTTCTGGAACGCCACGCTGCGCGCCGTGATGATGTCTCCGCTCACCTTGTTTCGGATCACAATGACGTTGTTTCCCCAGGTACCTGAGGACTGACTCTGGGCGTTGTACGCCAGCGACAGCTTTTTGTTTGTCGGCGAGGTCTTCAGCAGGTTGACGGTTACCGTGCCGCTTTTATCAGCGTGCAGGCTGTGCATCACTTCGCCGTCAGCGCCGATGGTCATGGTATTTTTGGGGCCGCCCATTGCAACGGTGATCCCCTCCTCTGAACTGGCGGAACCGTAGCCCAGATCAATCTCGCCGGTCGGGCCGGAGAGGGACGCCGTGACGTCCATAAAAGAATAAGTAGCCATTCATGTTCTCCTTAGCGAACGACGTTGATCTGCACATCAGCGAAATGGACCGCACCCGCCAGCTTACAGGCCACCTGAATAACCGGTGCCTTACGTGCTTCACGGTCTGCCTGCGCCTGCTCTGAAATCGGCTGCGCGTAGACGTAATAGCCTTTTGTCAGCGTGTCGCCGGAATCCAGCTGCCCGATTGGGCCGCCGTTCCATACACCGGCAGCCACCAGCCCGTTTGTGACAGACTGATCCATCGACTGTTCAACGTTGGAAAGGAGGCGCGTAACACCCGCATCGGTCTGTGGGACTTTGGTTGTGCTGGTGTAGAGCAGGTTGTACAGGTTGGTCTGAACGTAGTTCTGCAGCCAGTCGAGCCCGTGGCGTTCGTCGAAGAAATCACCGCTGGACATGACGCCCTGCTGCAGGATGGCCGTATCGTTCTGGTAGTACACAAATACGTTGCAGTTTTTGGCATCCAGCGCCGCCGCCTGATTGGTGGTCAGGGTTTCATAGGTGATCCCCGGCTCCTGCTTGAATTTCAGGGTAATGGTGGTGTTACTGCCGTTGAAATTCACCGTGAACGCGCGACCAAATGCAGACAGTGCGGCGTACTTGCTGCTGGTGGAATATTGCACAAACGTGCGAGCGTATTTTGCCGCCTTCAGCTTATAAGCCAGGTCGGTAGTGGAAGTCGCGTTTACCGTCTCAGGCTCTGCGGTGGTAATCGCCAGAATTCGGCTGAGACTGGAGGCCTCGATCGCAGCGGCCACGCTGAGCCAGTCGGCATCGTCGATATCTTCATCGTCAGCCACGGCCAGACCGTACCAATTCGTGTAATTCAGAACGGCGTTCACCGCCTGCAGCAGCGTTTCCGTCGAACCGCTTTCAGCCGATACCAGCGTTTTAGCCCAGCGACCGACATACACCTGCTGCGGTTTCGGTGATTGCGAGAAATACACCGTAGCGGCTTCATATTCCGGGCTATCCACGCCGAAATCTGTGCCGATATCTTCCGGGGATGAGTAGAGGCGAATGCGCTCAGAAACCGGGATAACCGTTGAGCTCCCGAGAATGAGCAGCGAACCAAAGTTTCGACCAGTAGCCGCACGCGGCCCAATGATCACGTCGACATTAACGACGTTAGATACAGGTAATCCCTGCGGCATAATTTAGTCTCCGAAAAATGAGACGGGCGCATCTTGCAGCGTCCGGACGTTGTAGGTACGAATGTTTTTGCGGGACAGCGTGATGGTGAGGTCGTAGCGCCTCACCCACTGGTTATTAATGAGCTCTGGCAGGTTGTAGATAGTCCCGGCCTCCACCAGCGAAAGCCCCGAGCGATTCAGTTCGGCATTGTTTTGCTCGACGAATATCCCCGCGCGGAAAGTTGATGCAGTGTTGGCCCCCAGAGGGCCATAGAAGCAGCAAATCACCGTTACCTGTTCCCATGTCCATTGCTCGGACTGTTCTTCCGAAACCTGAACATCTGACTGGCTTAACGGCTGGGGAACGGTAGTGATACCGAAGGCGCACCACGTCACCCCGTTGTTTGGGATCTGCGGCTGCGGGTCAGTCCATCGGGGGAAAACAAGCGCGGCCGGCAAGCCAGAAACGCCACGAATCCACCGGCTGATTTCACGCTCCAGCGCCTCGTCATACTGGGGGCTATCCCCGACAGGCGTCAGATAACCGCGCGCGGTGCTGTCGTTACTCAACTGGCGTCCCTCCGTTAAAGTCCACCAGCTCACAATGCGCCTGGACGAATCCGGCGCCGTAACTGGTGTACGGGTCGACGAACGTCACCCGGTAAGCACGCCCGTTATAGCTCACGATATCGGCATCAAGTCGCGGGACGCTGTCTGTACCGGGCTGGCCCTGGGTTAATCTGAACTGCGTCACGATGAGGATCGCGCCGCTAATGTTCTGGCCTGCCGCCATTCGCCTGGCTTCCAGAGAACGGTCAACCGTCACCACGCCAGAGAATGGGATATCCTGAGCGGTGTTTTTCGTGAAATTGTCCTCATCCGTCGTCTGAACCTGTCGGTGACACACCAGGCTGGTGTCCATGAAGTCGGGATCGAGAAGAACATCGCTCACATCGAGAAGAGGCATTATTTTTTCCTCACGACGTAGTTAATTGAGCGCAGCAGGTATCCGTGGGCATACAGCGGCTTGTCGCCGGGAATGCCTTCGGCCCTTCTGCGTTCGAGGGTTTTCTCAGAAAGCGGGTGCAGCCGGTCGCCAGCACCGATAACGGCTTTTGCAGCGTCACGGGCAATCTGTCCGGCGCTTTCCAGCTCACGCACTGCTGCTTCAGTCTGCCCCTCCAGCGCGGCGGTTGCCGCTGCCTTGAGGTGTGCAGTGGTTCGGGGTTTTGAATCCTCGATCCCCATATCCAGAAAAGGACGCGGGGGAAGCGTAACTGTCGCACCGTCGATTTCCACCGTTGCGCCCGTCGAATGGAGGTAGCCCAGTTCCGCGTTATTAATCGGAGAGCCATCCTCACGCCCTGCCTTGTCCTCAGGTATTCCCACCAGCACATCCATTCCGGATAGCTGCCGGAGGGATTCCAGAACAGCCACGGCGTTGTCAGCGCGAACCGTTAATCCGCTTTTCATAGCAACTGCCTGCCCCCAGCGCCGAACATCGACCACCACCAGTAGAACTCGCGCCCGTAGGCGGTGCTGTTCCAGAAACCGGCATCCGGATTGATTACCCCGGACACGTCATAGCTCACTGAAACCTTATCCACGGACTTAGAGGAAACGACACCTGCCGCGCCATTGCTGTTCACACCACCAGCGGCAGCAGCGGCCAGCGTGCGGCCGCGCAGCTCCGTATAGTGAGCCGTGAATAGTTCGGCCAGGTAGACGAACTGATCACCCTGTACGTCCTGATTAAGAAGCGAATCGGCCTGCCCCAGATAGAAATTCACTGAGGGGTCAGGGTAGCGGGTTGTATCGGCAAACTCGGGAAAGTCGGTGCGGAACTGCTCGTTAGTCGGAAGCCTGCTGTTTTTTGGCATTTTTCGCGTCCCCGCCGGTGTTATCGGTTTTGTCCGTGCTGTCGGCAGGTTTATCGCCTGCTGGTGCCTGAGCGGCTGCCAGCTGCGCTTTCAGGTCTGTGTTTTCATTCCCCAGCGTGGTGATGGTTTTTTCATGCTCAGCCAGCTGCGCTTTCAGGGTGTTATTTTCTTCTGCCAGGAGAACAAGGCTCGCGGAAAGGTCTTCATTGCTCTGCTCGTTCGCCAGGTCGGCTTCGTCAATCGGGCGCGCATAGGCTTTAAAGGCCCAGTGGTCCTTAACTTCTTTCGGGAAAGAGGAACTGTCGTGGATGCCCTGAGAAAGCTCAAATTTAGAACCGTCGGCAAAGCTGAGAGTAGCGCCACCGGAAACAACGTATTTCATGTTTTTGCTCCATAAAAAAGGCGGGTTTCCCCGCCTGTTTCAGGTTAAGACGCCGGAACGTCCAGGTAAGAGATCGTATTGGAATACGGGGTTTCCACCTGGCCCAGCTTGCCGTAGTAAGTGGTCAACTGCTGCAGGCCGCGATATTCCAGCGGCGTGTTCAGCAGAGGGACCATTGGGAAGCGAACGTATTTTTCGTCCTGGGTGTAAGCAACGATACGATGCGCGCCACCAGCGCCACGCTTGGAGGCCCACTTCATGGAGACGATCTCCAGTGGTGTGCCGTTTTCCTGGAACGCGATGGTGTTAATCTTCACGTATTCCAGCACGGAGATATTCCCTGCAGAGGAAACCTTTTTGCTCGCCAGCAGGCCGAACAGCTCCGGTGCCAGGCCGATTTTTGCCGGGCAGACCGCATAACCAGAACGAACCCAGCCATCAGACAGCACCAGGTTGATATCCTGGACAATCACATCCGGATCGGTGGTTGCGGTCCACGCTGCAGCTGCAGCAACAGGAGTAACATCCGGCAGGTTCAGCAGGCCAGCAACGCCGAGCTCGTTATCACCGATATAAACCTGTTCGTCGGTGTCCATGTTCCACTTCAGCTTCATGCCTTCGTATTTCTGGACATCAACCGGACGGCCCAGTTTCTGGGCAGAAGCCAGTTCCGGTACCGTCCAGCTGATTTCTTGCCCCCACAAGGTGAGGTTGTTACGGGTAGGCTGAATATCGAGTTCGATACCAGGAATGGCAGTAGCTTTTTTACCGATCCAGTTTTTACCGTTAGGGTTTGGACCACCAACGCCGACGAAATCGGTGTTAGTGAAGGATGACACTTCATCAGCGATAGAAATATCGCTGCGCAGCGGCATGTCGCGTGACCATTTGTAGGACACTAAAGGCATGTTCAGCGTCTGATCCATGCGCTCCAGTTCGCCGACGAGAAACGCGCCGGTGGAGTCGATGGTCGCTCTGTCAATTGTAAACATTAATTATTCCCTCAGATGTTATAAGCGATTTCAATACGGCCGTCGGCTTCACCCGGCCCCATGACCTCTGCATTTGGCAGCTGAGGTGTATTTGATGCGGTAGAGTCCGGAGACAGCACAAAGGAGCCAACCGGGCTTTGAGTGGTGCCACCAGCCACGCGAACGTAAACCGGATCGCCTTTTTTCGCGGTCGCCGCGTTGCCTGCGGTAGCAGTTACGCAGATGTAACCGCGTTTCAGGTTGTCACCCACCTGATTAGCCGTCACACCGATGTAAGCAAGGTCCAGAGCAGAGGTGATCGGGAACGGACGAACCAGAATCCCTTTCACTTTGCTGATGGTGTCGCCAGACTCCAGCGGAACGAATTTATCGTTCACGTATTTACCTGGCAGCCCGTAGGACGCGAACTGCTTCGTGTGGTCCAGGCTAACCGGCTCGATGGTGAGATCACGAGGACGGGTAACGCCCCCGGCAATGCCCAGGGGCATGCGCGTTAAATATGCAGTACCTGCCATGATGATTTACCTTATTTGTTTTTTGCCCAGAATTCGGCGTTGACCTTGTTCAGCTCTGCCGGGGAAAGGTGCTTAGTGCTGATTCCGCTGTCCGTGGTGCGGGTGATGTTATTCAGCGGGGTCAGCTGATTTTTCGCCTTATGCAGCGCCACAGCGGCAGTAAATACCGCGTCGACCGTAGCCTTTGGCGCTTTGTAGAAATCATCCACTCCGAACGATTTCAGGCTGTCGCCGGTGCGCATTGCATGACTCAGCACCTGACGCTTCAGACTCTTATCACCAGCAGGCTGGAAGCCAGGGCAGATAATTTCCGCATCGGCGATCAGGTTGCGCTTAAAGGCTGCATCACCCGTCACTTTGCGGTTTTCTTCCTCGTCTTCATCAGTGGTCATGTTGCCCGGGTCCGGATCGGCGTCGGTGGTTTTACCCTCCAGCTTTTCCAGACGAGCCAGCAACGCTTTCGCCCAGGCCGGAATTTCTTCATCGCCAGTGCCGGTTTTGTCTTTGTTCGGATCGCCTTCGTCCGTAGTGGTGCGATTGCCTTCAGGTAAGGCTGTGGCCTGTGAAGGAATGTTGATGGTGATAGAGGAACCGGGGATTGAAGGCATGCCATCAGACGGCATATCCGGCGCTTCGTCGATGAGTTTTGCCAGCGCATCCTCATCTTTCGTCTTAATGGCCTGAGCCAGTTTTTTAAGCCATGACATTACAGGCTTCTCCTTTGTTGTTGATGGGATGGAATCCCCGATTGCACAGCGGCCACCAGCACGCCCCCGGTCGATACCGACAGCGAGGTGGTTACCTGTGATTTGGTATTGCTTGCCTTTGCCAGGTGCCAGCTGCTTGTACTGAGCGTCATAGCCACAGCTGACATCGGTCAGGCCAGAATTCACCGCGTCGATTGCTTCCTGCCGTTTAATCAGCACGTCAGCAATGAGCAGATCCGATTTATCGCCGGTGCCGCGCCGGACGTTCTGAATGTGTCCGTGCGCCAGCTCTGCGAAGTTAGAAGGGTTCACGAAAACGATGTTGCCCTGGCTGTCCTCTGGATGCCCCAGCGTGACGGCTACGCCCTCAAAGCTCGCCATCGTCTCCGGGGAAAACACCTCGTCTTCTGTTCGCCAGACTGTCACCGTGCCGGTGCCGTCCGGTTCGAGGTCGATTTCCTCAGGTAAATAGACCTGCGTACCTGTGCGTGCGATCGGCACGTCTTTACACAGCAGCGAGCCGTCCGCCTGCAGATAGCGCGTTTCGCCCAGGCGTGTGGTGAAGAAATATTTCATGGGTTACCTGCTCGATTACGGGCAACAAAAAGGCCGCCCGGAGGCGACCTTGTGAGATGGGAAAAATGTTCGAAATAACGGGCTATTTAACATAAGGGTTCTTACCCGCACCGACGAAAATGGACTCGATTAAAATGTCCCCTTAAAGCCGTAAAAGTAGCGATTAACTGGGCTGAAAATCGGTCTTTTCGAATACAACATTTTCATAACATTTCGCGGGTATTGCAGTTCGCATGAAATGAATGCTCAAAGCCGTATTTTTCATTTTCTCGGTGCTGGAATCTGTACTTCAGGCCAGCATTTGCAGTTCGGCAAACATCCGGCGTGTCCGGTCATACCGTCCAGCGTCGGCGGGTTATCCCAACGCACAAATTTATCTTTCATCTTGCGGTGAGAATCCCGCGTTCCGGCCCCCTCAATACGCCACCAGTAGCCCTCTGAGCCAACCGAAAGGGCTCTGGCCTGCGTCAGCGCGCCGGTAGCTCGTCCAACCTCTGTACGGGCAATCAGCTGCGCCCTGCTGGCGGCCACGTCACCGGAGGCCATGATCATCTCGTAGAGCTCGTCCGGGCGTTCACCCGTGATAGCCGCCTGCATTGCGCGCTGTTGTATGTCCATCACGCGATCGGCTGCTTCCAGCGGCAGGGACTTCATCAGCTGAATCTGGCGGTACACGATATCCTGCGCCACCTGCCCGACGGGGGTATTACCCACCACATCGCGCAGGCCAGCGCCGATTTCCTCTGATACCGATTTCCACTGATTCCATTCCTCCTGCTCGACCTGGGCAAACATCCTTCGCCCGACCTGCTCTGCCCAGTCGCTGATTACCTCGGAATAGTCCACCAGCGTTTTCGAAATGCTGTCAGCGCTGGCCTGTGAACCATCGTAAGTACCATCGACGATCTGCCCTATCTGGTTTGCTATCGCCAACAGGCTTTTTCGATACTGGATCTCCGAACGGCGGCGGAGGGATGGCTTCAGGTTCATCCTCCTCCCACTGGGCCTTCGCATCTTCTATGTCCTCGTCAGTGATAGAACCACCGATGCCAATCACATCAGAAATGTTCCTGAGGTCGTTAAGCGCTGCTGCAGGCGTCATCCCGAGCTCACGAACGGCGGTACCGAGTGCGGTAACCACATTGTTCGCCATCGCTGCACGGTCCACATCTGACATCTCCCAGAGCTTGTTAAACTCGAATGTAAAATCGTCAGGCAGTGGTTCACCGAACAGAGAGCGCCAGGAGATATCGAGCAGCCAGCGGATATGTCGGCGTAAGCGTCTCTCCTGCAGCGAGTTAACCCGGCTGTAGTAGTTTTCCAGATCGCCGTCGCCGGTGTTGAAACCTGCAGGGGACTGCCCGAACAGACGGACGAGAGGAATTCCCGTCGCGCCGGAAACCTGCTCAGCAAAGCGCAGAAGGACATCAGCGATACCCGCAAACGTATAGCTGTGGGTTTCGAACTTATCCTTACCATCCATGATGGTCATGCCTTCGATGGTCTGGAACTGACGTATCATGTCCAGGTGCTTCATCAGCGCCTTTTCAAGGTCGCCTCCGGTAGCAAGAATCTTGCGCAGATCTTCAATGCTGTAGGTTCGCAGGTGCGCTTTGTGGATCAGTTGTGTGGTGCCGACCGTCGCAGTATCAAACGCCTCGATACGCTCGAAAATACGCTCCACAACAGACATCCCCCAGCCGTTTTCCGTCTGGGCCTGCTGGAAAGGAAGCGTATCGCCCTCCATGCGGATAACGCGGCTATGGTGGATCTTCCAGGGGGGAATCCCCTGCTGGTTCGTGATTACCTTGTAATATTTCGGTTTCCCAAAATCGGGACCGTATTCAGTAACAAGGTCGTAATAGCTCGGGTTAACCATCCAGCGGTCAAGGCTCATAACGCCCTTAAACTGCCCCTCTTTGATGCGATCCAGTTTAAGCGGTGAGGACATATCCTGCCCTTCAAGCAGGACCACCAGCACCGCGCCACCGTACAATCGTGACCATTTGAGGTTATCGTTAAGCCCATCCCATATAGCGAGCTCATCCCAGAAGGTTTCGAGCTTGCCCTTTTGTCCGGGTTTCAGCTTAGAGCTGATGTTAATCCCCTTGCGGGTCATATCATCGGCCATCGCATCCACACCAGCACCAACGAGGAACGATGAACGATACGCAAACTCCAGCATCACCCTGTTACGGCTGATGTACCCGGGCATGTACATTCCGCCCGTCTGTATGTTTCTGGTGTCGCTGCCAAGTTTGGCCGTGAAATTGTTGTACCCGTCAGCTGTCGCAACGGGCTTTTGTGCGCCGTTCTGGCGTTTCTTACGGGACATGTCACGCTCCGGCCAGTTTGGCCCAATTATCAAGAGAGGAATCCATCGGCGCGTAGTTAATCATCACGGCGTCGGCGAGGTTCGGCGATTTTGTACCTTCCGGCTGTTTATCCACGAGGATTTTACCGACGGCGTTTTTGGACCATGTAGGCTGTGAAAGCTCCATCAGCAGGCGGTCAATATTTTCTATCTCGCTGCTTATAGAAATGATTTCGTCGGGGTTGTAGTCCATCCCGTTCAGCGCGCGGAAGGTGTTCCGAAACAGCTTGCGAAGATGCCACCAGCTCTGTGCTTTTGCGTTCGCGAAGAAGTCTTTATTCAGGCGCGCCGCTTTACCGTTATCACCAGGAACGGCTTCATCTTCCGGATCAAATACGCTACCGCTACCACGGAAAGGCGTAGCTGTGATTGTTCCCCGGCCTTCAGCCTGCCTGAGCTCGTTTATCACGCGAGCATCGCCACGCGCACCGGCGCCCAGACCGTCCTCATCGAAACGGAACTCATCCAGACCGTAATCGTCACAGTACCCAAACGATTTAACGACAGAAGCGTAGATGTCGCTGCCAATGCCAGACCATTCGTGGACGTTCTGCAGAAGGAAGCCATAGCGGCAAGAAAAGCCGTTTTTGTCTTTCCCTTCGTCTGCAATATCCATTGCGCCGAGGCGCTGGCCGCTGGGCTGAATACCCAGTTTGATATGCGCGTCGACGGCAGCCTGTACCCATTCAGAAGGAATTAGAATCCCCTGTGTGGATGCGCTGTAGTTCAGGTCCAGTTCCTGAGCAACGATAATCGGATCATCAATTTTCAGACATTCGTTGCGGTACCACTCATCATCCTTGCGCGGGTCGCTGCGCCAGTGGAACGTAAACACCGGGATATTTCCGCTGTGGCGCTTACGGGCAAACGGGTTATTCATGCCGTTGACGGATGAAAGGTCTATACGGCAGCGGGTCGTCTGAGAGAGCGCAGCATCGATGAGTAATGGCCGTTTGAGGAATGCCGACTCATCCACGAAATAAAGCGTTGTTCGGTCACCGCGGCCAATGTTATCGCCAGCCTCTCCCTTAATGACCGCGCCCGTTTCCGGGAACTCCACGCGCATGTAAGGAGCATGTTTTTTGTCACTCCATGAACCGCGAAACTCTACCGGCAGCAGCTCGACAAACTTACGAGCTTTCCAGAACAGTGCTTTCGGGTCGCCGGTACTGTCGACATATTCCTCTTTACGGGAACCGAACCCGATCACCATTTCTTTGTTGAACAGGCAAAGCGAACAGGCCAGACCGATAGAGGTCCAGCTCAGCCCCATTTCGCGGCTTTTTTCTGTCAGTCCATGCTCAAGACTGGCGCGCCTGTCCATGATCCAGTTAATCCATTCCTCCTGGCGGGGGAACAGCAAAAACGGGATGGTCGCAGGCAGGCCATAATCGAGGTTACGCGGGTCTGTAGTCATGCCCCAGTCGATGATGAACTGGGCCGGGTTAGTGCGGTAAAACTCACGGAGTGCCGGAAGCATTTCAGGCGCTTTCCTGATCCGCTCCAGCCTCTCCATTCTCCACTCAAACACGGCGGTATAGTCCGGTTTGCGGAAGTCAAAGGGGAACGGGATCGGCACAGAAAAATTCCTCAAAAACGGCCCGATTTAACATAATGGTCGTTACCCGCACTGGCGCAACAGCACCCATCACGCAAACGGCGTGAAGCCTCTGTTTTGAACAGAAAAGTGGTCAAATCGGGATGAATAAAACGTGCATAAAACGGGTCAAAAAGTGCATAGCGTTTTTACGGTTCGAAACGCCTGTTTTTGCAATTTTCAGCCCAGGTATTTTTTGTAGATATCGGCTGCTTCCTGTGGGGTCAGGTTCGCCGCGTCGGCTTTGGCTGCCTCGTCCATATTGTTGAACGGTTCGAAAATTTTCGGTGCTCCCAGCTCCATAAGCAGGGTTGCCGGAACTTTTACCCCCTCAGCCTCAAGCAGCTGCGCCGCCTCCAGCGCGGAGTATGTCCCGGCCACCTTATGTTTCATCACCTCGCGAAGCACATCACGCTGACGTTCTTCCTCGCTATAGACGCTGGTACCAAGACCGAGCACCTTTGAGAAAACAGCAATATCGTTGTGCGTGGGCAGCACATCTTCAATGGTTGTTGTCAGCCCCTTTGGTCCCCGGCTAACAATCTTTCGCTTGCGAACGTCCAGGCTTTTACCTGCAACATTGTTAATTTTTTCCATCAGAACTTCGCGAGCCTCGGTAAAGGCACGATTAAAGTCGGCATGTTCCTTGCGCCAGTTGCGGATAGTCGCCTCGTCAATTTCCAGTCGCTGGGCAACCATGCGGTTTGAGATCTTGTTACGGGCCAGAGCCATATCAATAACGATACCGACGTAGGCCTTCTTAAAGCTATTTTTACGGGCCATACGCTTACCTGAAATCGAGTGCTGTTTATATTTTGTTCAAAATTATTTTTCCGCATTTTGCGTGCGGAATAATTCTGAGAAAAAATCTGCTCCGGGGCCGCAAGCCTGCTGGGTTTAAGTGCGGAATTAAAAACGTCAAAAAATGCGGAGTTATCGATTTTCCGTAAAAACTGCGATTTAATGCCCGGAGGCCGCGCAGAATGGGGAGATAGTGGATCGCCCTAATATTTCCACTATGTGGATAACTCAGTCCAAATCCATCTCCACCACTTCACCGAACAGGTGACCGTAAACGTCCATTGTGGTTTTGATGTTCGAATGCCCAATAAGTCGGGAAACCTTCAGAATATCGACGCCTTTGTTTGCCAGGCGAGATACAGCAAAGTGGCGAAGATGATGGAATCGCTTAATGCCATAGTCGTTCAGGGTTCTGATGAGAACGCCCTGAGTGCCGTAACTGGTAGCAAGGCATGCGCCGGTAAACTGATTGCAGATAAGAGGCTCAGAGGAACCCAGCTTATTTTTATCCAGCAACGCGAAAAGCTCACGCGGCATCCGTACCCGGCGCTCCACTCCTCTTTTCAGCCCCTCATGTATAACGCCGTCAACAACATGCCCCCGGATGTCGATCCAGTCGGCTGATACATCGTTATAAGTAACCGCCAGAGCCTCACCGATACGCAGGCCACAAATCCCGAGCCAGCACGCGATACGCTCACGAACTGGCGCGTTATTCAGTAGCTCCCTGACCGATGATGATGGCGGTATGGTGATGGGTCTACGCTTCCGGCGCGCGGGACGGTCAACAGGGTTAAAAGTGATGAGCCGCTTTTCCACCAGCAGGAAGAAAGCCGAACGAATCCAGCGATGGCAGCCGGTGCGAACCGAATCAACGATATCGCGATGGCTGATATGGAGAATATTTTTTTCCAGTATCGGCCCGTCCACAGCGAGAAGATCGTGACGGCATTTCGTATATGACGACAGCCGTATGATATTTTTTTCCAGCTTGCCGGCCTGATACCCCAGATAAAACAGAATTAACTTTCGGAAAGTCCAGGAATGGTCTATTCCGGTCCAGCTGGCGGTTCGACAATCCAGCTCGATATTCTGTTTTTGCCAGAAAAGATGTGCGGCATCATCAATATTCTTAAAGATGCGGCGGCGCCCATGACCGGATTTTTCATCCTTCCAGTGGACGTAATATTTTGATTGTCCATTGGCATCAGTGGATTCTTTTATCGAAGTCATACTGAACAATCCTCACTCAAAAAACATTATCAAAGCCACTCGGTGAATGGCTTTTGTAATGAATTTATCGGACCAGCGTTACTTTCGTTTTTGTAAACCGGCGCACCAGTCGAGCGGCTTCACGCTGGAGCTCGCCTTCGATCTGAGGAGTAAGTGGCTTACGTTCGTATTTCCGGCTTATTTCTTCAATCACCTGGTTTATTTGCTCATTACTCGGCGGGATTACTTCGACATTTAAGCGAGCCATCAAGCCACCTCTTTTTCGGTTAGTTTCTCGACCTTATCACGAGCAAGCGAACAGCACAGGCGCACAAACAATGACGCTATTACGTAGGCTACCGCTGTAAACACCCACCCACCGTATGCAAGCATGGAAGCCCCCAGCACCAGGCAGAACCATCCCCATACTCTCGCTATTGCGTTCTTGCGCTTAGCAAAGCGTTCAAGGTATTCAATACCCTCCCGCCGGGACTTATCATCCTTTGAATACTCGACACCAAACGTAATAATGAGAACTAACAAACCAACTACCGCGCCAAGCAATACGATCACCCAGTAGGCGGCTGCAACAACTCTCAATAAAGAACCGGCACCTGTAGTAACAGCAAAAAGCAAAGCGGCGAGCAGCGCGTAGAAAGTTATTTTTATTGCTGCATCAGTGAAAAATTTCTTCATTGCGTTTCCTTTAAGGTGTGAGCCTGTCGTACAGGAGCAACGCCCGAGAGAGGTCGCCACCTTTAACGATGCTCCTCAGGCTCACTACTGAAAGACTCTCTGAAATGCGCGTACGAGGCGCAGAAAAAAGCCCCGCTATTGCGAGGCTCTGGTTTTCTCTATTTCACGTATCCCAGCCAGCTGGTTATTTGCTTTTTCGATAGCGGCCAGCAGCGGCTTGATCCAGAGAACAGCCTGGCAATACGTCAGCGCGCTGGTGGTAGTGGCGCTATTACCGGCTGCGTCAGCGTCCCCGGGATCGGCGTGCATTGCGCTGGCACGTAAACTGTCCGCGTAGCTGAGCAGCCCACCAGCGACATCAGCAGGAACAGGCAAATCACAGGTTTTTTCACGGCGGAGGATCTCCCGATACTCGATAACGGTTTTATCGGAGCTGGCATCAATCAGCGAGTTTAGTCGGCTGGCGTTTTCGGCAACCTGGTTAAACCGGTTGAAGTTGAAAGCCTGAGCAGCGATAACCGTCCCCTGCAGGGCGTTGTCACTGCGCAGAACGCCGTTATCACTCTTCAGCGTAGCTACGTCAGATCGGCTGTTTGCCAGCAGGACACACAGCACGGCGACTACTGCAATGACGGCCACCAGCAGTATCAGACGCCATGAGGCTTTGATATCGGCTATGGTGATCATTTCAGACCGTCCAGACAGAGAGCTTCCTCTTTACCTGCGCGAGTAACCAACCCAGGAAGAACCCGGCCGCCACCGTAAACCCAGCGAGGAAATTGGTAGCACGCCGCCTTAAGGTCACCTTTTCGGAACAGGGAGAACATTGTCGAGCTCCGCATATTGCCGCACCCAGCACGGAACGTGACCGATACTACAGCGCTGAAAGTATCATCAGACAGATTTCTGCCGTTGGCGTACCGGTTAACACAGGATTCAGCATCGAGGATATTTTTTTCCCATTCCGCCGCGATCTGCTGGTCATTTTTAACTGTGCCGGGTTTAACCCCGTGGGTGTTGCCCATGCCATCAGTGAGCACACCAGCCGGGCAAATATAAGGATCTCGACGACATGATTCCGCGTTGCCGATGAGTTCAAGGCCGCGCTCATTGGTCCGAACATGCCCAGCGTTGAGCACTATTGCGATAATCGTAGCTACCGAGCAAACAATTCCGGCAGCTCCACTTTTCTTACTCAGTTTCAACTGTGCCACTAGAAATTCTCCGCATAGCCTCCGTTACCACCTCGGCGGTAGCCGGACGATCGGAGTGTGGTTTTTTACCTACATCTGATAAGTAGTTCGCCAGCAGTTGGGTTCTTTTCCTTTCCTCTGCCATGCGCTCACGCTCTTCTTTGCGCTTTGCGTAGTAGGTTTTTATCGTGAAAAATGCCGATACAAGGGCACCGATAATAAATACGTAATCCTGTAGGCTGAGCAAAGAGAACACCCCTAAAGCAGCCGACCACCAATACGGTAAGTCGTGTCCATTTGTTGGGTTCATACGTTGCATTCCACACCTCCGGGTTCGGGGTGCTGTGTGATGAAAAAAGAAAATATCTTGTTGAAAACTTACAGCAGAGCGTTTGATAAAGCCTCTTCGAGGCTGAGACGCCGGAAACACTTAAGCGCTGTCTGGCGGCTACAGTTGATGATGTTCACCTTACCGGCCAGCGCTCTGGCGGTATTGGCAAACTCTGCGCGCCATCGCGTGACACTCTCTGCTGTAGGGTTATCCAGCCCGACGTGATCACCATGCCAGTGACTACCGCCATTAATGGAGCAGTCAAACCCTAACAGGATGATATTTTTCGCCCCCTGGCTGGCAGCAAACAGAATCGAGCGCTGCCCGGAGTTGAAGGCCCACCGGGTATCTGTATCAAACAGATTTAGCCCATAGCGTTTATGAGCCCGGTAATTACAGGTCCAGCGAGAGGCGGAGGACGGCAGAACATCGATGTTTGCATCCCACCAGCGCAGATCACCCGCGTAAATGTATTCACAATCAGGCACGGCTCGCCAGGTGGAGTTAACAGCAATAACCGGCAGCCCCGATCCGGAGATCAGTTCGCAATCTGATTTATTGAGAGACGGGCCGGATGCACAAATGATGAATGTATTCATTCGCGGCGACCAAATTTAGGCATAAAAAAACCCGCTCGGAGGCGGGTTTGATTTCGTGCAGGCGCAATAACCTACGATTTGAAGCATACACGACAAGTTCGGACAAAATCAAGCTTAATGTGGCTAATATGCTAAATTTTGTTCACATCATCACGAAAGCTCGTTGCGTCCTGAAACGCCGAGTCTGCTTTTTGTTCTTCTCTGTAGCAGACGTCGACAAGCCCCTCCAGAAACGGTTTCCAGTTACGGGTCCACGTTCTGACGTGCAGATCCGGGACTCGCTTCAGTATCGCTTTATAGGCTGCAGTAGACGGCACACCAGAAAATCCATTTCCGCTGCAGCGCTCACAGGTTTTGAACACCGGCGCGCCGCGCTCGCTTGTGGCTTTGCGGTCGAGCACCTCACCTTTGCCGCCGCAACGGCATCGGGCCAGCAGCTCACCTTTACCGTTACATGCCGCGCATTTACGCTTGACCAGTTCGTGCTTGATTTTCGGCGGTACGATTTCCATTCCGTCAGAGTTGAAGACTCCAGGATGTTTGATCACATCCTCATACTGAGAGGTTAATCCGCTGCCGCTGCAGCTGTGACACGTCACGCTGGTTTCCGCAGAACGGGAGTATTCGGCAAAGGCGAATTGTGCGAGCACCATCATGCACCAGCCAAACTCGCCCGCTGCTGCTTTACGTACATTCCTGGGCGCTGATTCCATTGCATGACGCGCCAGAGCCTGTACAGCCAACTGCTCATCGCTTTTGCTGATCCCGGTCTTACCAAAGAAGGCAGCCAGACCAAACCGCGCTCGGCTGCTGGTGGTACCAATGGCCGCCATAACATCAGTGCCGGTGATACGATCCGGAGAGGTTCCTTTCACGTCGTCGCTGATGTGCATACCCTGAGGGCTGAAATGTTTGAGTGATGCTTCCAGTTTCATTCTTCACACTCCCCTACCAGGTTAAGAATCACCGCTGCGCCGTGGTTCTCCATGTATTGGCCCTTTTCACTTTCAAGGAACCAGCGACATACCTCGATAGCTTCAGCTCGCGTCACGGGTTTGATGGTTGCCAGCAATTTTTCAAGGTAACGCTCACGGTCATGTACGGATTCATGATGATCGGAGTAGCCGTATTCGTGTTTGAGCTCGTTCCCGGCAGTGTTGCGCGCCCAGTAAAGCCAGTCCCAATAAATCAGCTCACGGACTACATCCGAAAGCGTGTGTGGCTCAGGCAACACATCGCGATATCCATCAACAAATGCCCGACGCTGATCATCAATTTCATACATACGGCTGCCGTTAATGCTGCCTGCTTTCTTCTCGGCCGGAGTCCATCCCCAACAGTGATCGGCGATAAATTTCGGGGAAGACTTGATTACTCTCTCAGCTTCAACATCTTCGAGCGCGGCCTCATAGCTGCCGAAAGTAGCCCTGACTGATGCTGCTTTTTTGATACTCTCCCGGGCGTTCTTGATAGCCCGAGCCGGGTTATCCATACCGATGGTACCGAAAGCAACCTGGAAAGGATCGCCACCATTCGCCAGCAGATAACGCGAATAGCGTTCCTCGGCCTCTTTTGGGGAGATTTTAATTTTCTCCAGCGCGGCTTCAGCTGCGTCCAGATGCGCGGGTTCGTTCAGGCGGATAACCTCCAGCACCCAAAGATAAGCATCCGTCTGCTTATGCCCGGTGATTCTCCGTTGCTCGGGCAGAGGCTTGATGTTTGCGAGGGCGGAGCTGTGCGCTGCCGTCGGGATGGTGAATAGTGCTTTATGTTCTTTGTTATCAGTACGCATTACGCAGCCGCCTTTTTCTTGTGGAAAACCAGCTCACGAACCTGATCACCGTTCATGAGCATATTGTTGAAATCATCGTGATCCGGCCAGTACACGCTCACACGCTGCAGGTCATTCTTTGCCAGCAGATTGGCATGAGCGCATTCATACGCAGCCGCCAGCCCGGTAGCGCTGTTCTCGTCGCGGTCGGCAAAAATAATCAGGTGCTTAACTCCAGCAGGAACGCGGAATTTCTTCATGAAATTTGCCGTCATAGTCGCCCAGGTATTCACGTTATAAATCTGGTGCGCAGATAGGGCCGTTTCGATACCTTCGGCAATGCCCAGGGTGCTGGCGACCGGGAACATACGGATCGCAACTGACCGGGCATGATCGAGATAGTTATCTTCCTGTAGTGATTTCTGTCGCTTTGCGCTGGCCCCGATATCAGCCTTTTTTGCGCCATCGAGTAACGTCTGGTGGAGGTAACACAGCTCCCCTTTATCGTCTGTTGCCAGTGAATAGATCGACTGATAGACACGGCCGTTATGCCTTTGCTTTGGGTTTAACCGTACCGCCTCGGCTGGAAGCTTAAAAATACCGCGAGAATTTAGGTAATCGGCGCCGGAGGTACCGCGCAAAGGAGCCATTTTTGCAAAATTGTTGAGTACCTTTTTCCGCAGTTTAGAAGCGTCACTGGCTTCAGGCACTTTGTCACGCCTGAACGTATTTCCGATCAGCTCATCAATTTCGCGGCAAACTTCGTTAAACGGTTTGCCCTGGGTTTTGGTAACCAAGTCCAATCCCGTACCGTAGCCGCAGGTGCAAATCCAGGTTCCCGCTCCGTCGCGGTCATCGATGCGGAATTTACCAATCGAATCACATAGCGGACATTTGCCTCTGAAATGGTGTTTACCGGTAATCGGCGGCAGTCCGTAATGTTCGAAAATCATTGCCCATTGGCCTTTTGCTGCTTCTGCCGTCTTCATGCTCGTTTTCCTAACTGCTGTTTGATATCGCTAATCGCTTTCTGTGCTTGCTGTACTGAGGATGGGGCTGCCGTGCCTGATGCCTCCTGCAGGCGCTTGGCCTTCTTCTGCCCTTGCGCATACGCAATCTGTTTGTGCCGGATGAAATTAGAGACGGTCGGCGTGATCTCCATCGGGAAATCGCTTAGCCCGTTAGGCCACTCGCCAAACCGTTCGCGAAAGGTATTTGCGCACCAGCCATCGCTGACGGGCTTTTTCCCCTGCGATACGCGCTGGCGCTGATAGAATTTGATCTGACTCCACCAGGCCTGTTTCTCTGCCTTAGTGGGCTGATGCTGGTTTTTACCCAGCTTTTTGAGTTTGCGGCCGGTGTCGGTATCGACGTCCTCACCGCCCAGCGGCTTATGCCCACATTTCGGGCATACATAGACGCCAGCTGGCTTCATGTAATGGCATTGAGAGCATTCGTGTGGCAGCTTTTCGGCCCGTTCCTCAGTTGCGCGGCGCGCGCTTTCCTCCATGCCGTCAGATTTACCGGGAAGATCGTCGTACTCGATTGAATCCGGATAACCCAAACGGTGTACGGTGCCGCTGTGATCGAAGATGAGGCAGGACTCTTTACCCGGTGCGGTGCGCAGGCCACGCCCGAGCGCCTGCAACCAGCGAATTTCGCTTTTTGTTGGCCTGGCGTAGATGATGCAACGAACGTCACTATCGAAGCCGGCCACCAGAACGCCCACACTAACGATGATTTTCGTTGCACCGGTTTCAAAGCGGTGAATGATGGTCTGGCGCTCATCCACTGGAGTGTCGGCGGTCATGACCTCAGCATTAACACCCGCCAGGTTAAACTGGATTGTCAGGTAATTGGCGTGGGCTACGTTGACGCAGAAAGCGATGGTAGGCAGATCCCGGCCATTCTCCAGCCAGTTCTGTACGATGTCGCCCACCAGCGTAGAGCCACACATGATTTCAGCCAGCTGCGTTTCGTTGTAATCGCTGCCGTACTCAAGCGATGCTTTGGTTTTAACACCTTTCAGATCCGGCTTAGTTGGCGCGTAAAATTCGTATTTACTCAGATCTCCACGCTGGATTAACTCGCCGATGGTGGTCGGCTTAATCAGTCGGTCATAGTATTTGCCCAGGAACGGGGAAAACGGAGTACCCGACAGGCCAATCACCTTTACGCCTTTGCCGCGCAGACGTTCAATATCCTTCAGGATGCGTTTTTTACGCAGGTGTGCTTCGTCGATAATCAGCAGATCGATATTTTCAGGAAAAACACGACGAATAAGCGTGTCGGCGCTGGCAATCTGAATTTTCCGGTCCGGATCGTAGTTCGGGTGATCCGCCCAGATATAACCTATTTCATCCCCCGGTAATCCATACTCCACAAACCGATTAGCCGTCTGACCGATCAGGATGGTGTACGGTGCACAGAACAGGACGCGCATACCACGGCTGACAAACCCGGCAACGATGAAGGCGGCCAAACCCGTTTTACCGCTACCGGTTGGCGAATACACCATGAAGGTGTCGTTTGCCTTCCAGTCACGGCGCAACATGTTTAGCGCTCGTTCCTGTGCAAAATTCGGCGTGATCGTCAGCTCCATTGTGCTGCTCCCGTGCTGATGAGATAATAATTTTGTGATGTGGTTTTCATGGATTCCCCCTCACATGGCTGGTGGCCTCCCCAAAGGCTGCCAGCCTCCCTTCTGATTCAGCTCCTCTGAAAAATCACTCTTCCAGGAAGAACCCTTTTCGTTTCTCAGCGCCTGAGCGCTTTGTACTACCTTGCTGATACAGGCGTTTTTTTAAATTGCGCCCTTAAGACAGTGATCTACCTAACCAATGGATCTCTCCTGTTGGAAAAGACCCTATTCCTGCCCCTACACCCAATCC